CTCTGATTAAAGTGTGTACGAAACTGGAATTAAGGCCCTCAATCGGCATTTAACTCGTTAAGCCCCTAAATCGGGCGTTTACTGACTTTTTGGCGTGTTCTGGGTATTTGTAAACAGTTGCGTGATTTGGGAGAGGTTGGACGACCTTTCGGTATTGGTCGGGCGGACATTTGAGGGGGTTTTATGAAGGGAAGGAAGCCGAAGCCAGATGCTTTGAGACAGAGAAGGAACCGGGTTGTAGGAGCGGCGCAGTTGCCTACCGCCGAAGCATCGCAAGACAACGAAGTACCGGAACTGCCAGCGCGAGACGGTGAGCCGTGGCATCCAAAGGCGCTCAAGTGGTGGGAATCCGTGTGGCGGTCGCCGATGGCGTCGGAGTACCTGGAAGCCGACCGTACGGGGGGATTGTACCTCTTGGCCGAGCTCTATCATGCCCGGTGGACTCAGCCTGAGAACGTGGTGAAGATCGCGGCGGAAATCCGGCAGCAGGAGGTAAGGTTCGGGCTTTCGCCTATCGATCGAACGCGTTTGCGGTGGGAAATCGACAAGGGCGAGACCGCCGCGGAGCGTACCGAGAAGCGGCGGGCGAGCAAGGCGCCAGCGATGCCGAAGGGCAAAGACCCGCGCGCGGCTTTGAAACTGGCCTGATATGCAGTCCTTCGATGAGTTCATGGTCGAGCATAAGGCCAGTTTGTGGGGCCTTCGCCCTATGCAGCCGAAGGAGGCCGACGCGAACGCTCGCCGCCTAAACGCACTTCAACGCGAGGAGCAAAAGCGACTACGCGAGGCGAGGCGGATAGTCCGAGAGTACGTTGCGGAGAAGTCAGCGCCAGCGCCGCGAAAACGGCAGCGCGTTAAGGGGGAACGCCTTCACCTAAAACTGGTGGAAAAGAGGCGGCCTGCGTGGAAGGACAAGCCCCGGTCAGCCAACGTGCGCGCATCCGATGTGCCTGATATTGAGATTTTCGCGCTTGATCCGTGCGCCTATTGTGGTGAGCCGGGGCAGGCGCATGACCACATCGACCCGGTCAGCCGCGGCGGGACGAACACGTACGACAACATCACCCGCGCCTGCCACCGCTGTAATCTTTCCAAGGCCGCCACACCTCTATTGAAGTGGCTGGTTCGGCGGGCCTCATAGGTGGGCCTAATGATCCCGCCGTACGACGACGAGCCCTACCCAACCCTGGGGCCGTTCGTCGTGCAGTTCATCGAATCGCATCTTTGCCACGGCCCCGGCGACATGATCGGGAAGCCGGTTAAGCTGAACGACGAGCAGAAGGCATGGGTTTGGCGCCTCTACGAAATTGAGCCGCCGAAAGTCAAGCACGGTCGCGGGAAGATGAACAACCCCCGCGCCGGCCGCCGCCGGTTCCAGCGGTGCGCCCTTTCCCTTCGGAAGGGCTCGGCCAAAACAGAGTTCGCGGCGTGGATCGCAATTGCGGAGTTGCATGCAGACGGGCCAGTCCGGTGCGTCGGATTCGAGAAGAACGGGAACCCGATACCCGGTCCAGTAACGGATCCGTACATCCCGATGATCTCATACTCGGAAGAACAGACCGAGGAATTGGCATACGGAGCCCTGCGGCGAATCCTGCAGGAAATGCCTATCGGCAATGATTTCGACATTGGATTAGAGCGCGTGCTGCGTCTGGATGGAAAGGGAAAGTGCGAGGCGGTGAGCTCGTCGCCTAATGCTCGAGACGGTGCTAGAACAACCTTCCAGCACGCCGACGAAACCCACCGACTGATCTTGGATGGGCAGAAACGGGCTTGGACAGTCATGCTCGCGAACCTCGCAAAGCGACCGATGGCCGACCCGTGGGCGCTCGAAACGACGACGGCCCCGGAACCCGGTGGCGGGTCAGTCGCGGAAAATACGATGGAGTACGCGCGCCAGGTTGCGACCGGGAAAGCGTCTAACTCGCGGCTTTTCTTTTATCACCGTGACGCCTCGCCGGATCACGACATTACGACGCGGAAAGGATTGAAAGCCGCGATAGTCGAAGCGTCGGGGCCATTCATAGCGCAGTGGTCTGACATTGACCGCATCGCGGATGCTTTCGAGGAACCGGGCGCGGATCGTCCGTATCTCGAGCGGGTTTGGTTAAACCGGTTGGTTCAGTCGTCCGGTAGGGCTTTCGAGATTGAGAAGTGGCGCGCGCTGGTGAAAAAAGACTACAAGGTGAAGGAAGGCGCAGCGATCGCCTTGGGCTTCGACGGCTCACGCTACGACGACGCCACGGCTCTAATTGGAGTCGAGATCGCGACGGGCCACGAGTTCACGTCGGGTATCTGGGAAAAACCGCTGACTCAGGAGACGTGGGAAGTCCCGGTCGAGGAGGTAGACGGAGCCGTCGCGGATGCGTTCGAGAAGTTTCACGTAACACGCATGTACTGCGATCCGCCGAAATGGGAATCGTGGGTCAGCAAATGGGCGGGCCAGTACGGCGATAAGCGAGTGGTGGAGTGGTGGACGAATCGCAGGAAGCCAATGGCTTACGCTATCCGCTCCTTCATCGGAGCAATCGATGGGGCGGAATTGTCGCACGACGGCGACAAGATGCTGGACGAGCACATCGGGAACGCCCGGCAGCAGTCCACGAACCTGACCGACGAGCAGGAGAAACCCCTTTGGATACTCCGCAAGGAGCGGCCAGATAGCCCGAAGAAGATCGACGCCGCCGTTGCCTCAGTGCTCGCGTGGGAAGCCCGCAACGACTCGATAGCTGCAGGCGAGGGCTCGCCGGGTGAGCCATCCATCCACTTCCTGGCGTTCGCGTGAAGCGCCGAGTCCTGCCCCGTGGAGTCTATGCGACTGAAGTCGTCGCGCTTTACGGAACCCGCGCCGAAATCAATCGCTACTTCAAGCGCCGTCATAGCATAGACGAGAAGATCGAAAAGGGCGTCTGCGGCCAGCACTCGATGTGGGTTCCCGACGATCCGAAGCAGTACACGCGCCGCTACATCTGCATTGTCCGCGACTGCATGACCTCGAAGGCCGAACGCTGGCACACCCTCGTTCACGAGGCGGTTCACTGCGCGTTATCGATCTTCGACGATAAAGGCGTCAAGTACTCGGGCGACAACGATGAACAACTCGCCTACTTCGTGGAATGGCTGTGCCGCGAATGCGAAAAGGTGTTCGCATGAGCCGCCCCGAGCTCTCTACCCGGCAAGCCCAGGTCACGGCGCTCGTCGCAATCGGGAAGCCGAACAAAGAGATCGCCGCGCACACCGGTCTCTCCGTGCGAACCGTCGAGGATTACATCCAGGCAGCGGCCGCGCGCATCGTCAACGAGCGCAACGCCTCGCGCAAGCCGCGTGAACGGCTCACCCTCTGGTTTTTCGGGATTGAACCCGATTCGGACGGGTTAATACCGTAGTTTTGCGGGATAGAGGTGTGTCTTTTCGACACATAAACTTCCGTTCGTACCCATATCAGGGCGCGGATGGAACGACTTTTTGCCACCCTAGAACTTCGCGCGACTAGCGACGACCTCAGGCAGTTTGAGGGAATCGCCAATACTGCCGCGCTCGACAGCCATGATACGGTAGTCGAGCCGTTGGGCGCACGGTTCACCCTGCCCTTGCCGCTCCTGTGGTTTCACGATCAGGAGACGCCGGTAGGCGAGATCACCCGCGCGGAACTTCGCGACGGGAAGTGGTGGGTTCAGGGCACGATCCGCAAAGTCACCGAGCCGGGCGCCGTGAAGGACGCGACAGACCGTGCATGGCACTCCCTGAAGCACAAGCTCGTTCGCGGGCTCTCCGTCGGTTTCAAGCCACTCAAGGAAATCGGCAACCGCTATGTCGAGTGGATTTGGCGGGAACTAAGCCTCGTAACACTGCCAAGCAATCAGGAGGCGAGCATCCTCGCCGTCCGTTCAGCATACAACGCCGCGTCAGGCGACTCTAAAAATCCCGGCGTCTCGGGTTCCCCAACACCAACCCCGAGACACGGAAAAATGACAATCGCAGAACAGATTACCCAGTACGAGAACACGCGAGCGGCGAAGATCGCGCAGCGTGACGCTCTGCTGGAAAAGTCAGGCGCTGAAGGCGCAACCCTCGACGCTTCAGACGCCGAGACGTTCGACACGCTGGACACCGAGGTTCGGAGTATTGACGAACACCTCGTCAGACTGAACCGCTCCAAGGCTGACATGCTCGCGCGCGCAACCGCCGTTACGGCGACGAACACCACAACCGCCTCGCAGTCACGCGGTGGTGTGTCGGTTGTGACGGTCAAGCCGAACGTCGAGCCCGGCATCATGTTCGCCCGCCACGTCATGGCGCTCGCTGTCTGCAAGGGCAACAAGTTCGAGGCAGCTGAGTACGCCAAGCGTACCTGGGGCGATGGCGCCGATGAGATCTACCGCGGTCTTCGCGATGGGATCATGACGCGCGCTGCAGTCGCCGCTGGAACCACGACCAACTCCACGTTCGCCGCGCCGCTCGTACCGACGAACTACTCGCAGGATTTCCTCGATCTTCTTCGCCCGAAGACCCTGCTTGGCCGCATCCCCGGCCTTCGTCATGTCCCGTTCAACACGTCGATGCCCGCGCAGACGGCCGGCGGAACGTTCAAGTGGGTCGGACAGGGCAAGATGAAGCCCGTCACCAACGCGCAGTATGCGGCGGTGACGCTGGCATTCGCCAAGGCTTCCGGCATCAGTGTGCTCACGGAAGAGCTTGTCCGCCTCTCCACTCCGTCCGCAGAAGCGGCCGTGCGTGATTCGCTGGTTAAGGACTGCGCCAACTTCCTCGACGTCCAGTTCCTGGATTCGACGGTGGCCGCGGTCTCGAACGTCAACCCCGCTTCGATCACCAACGGCGTGACCGGAACCGGAGCAAGCGGTGCCGACGTTGCCGACGCACGGACGGACATCGCTGCCCGCATCAAGGCGTTCGCGGACGCGAACTACAACCTCGATGAGCTCGTGATTCTGATGAGCCAGTCGATGGCGTTCAACCTCGGCACGATGGTTAACGCTGTAGGGGCCCCGGCCTTCCCCGGCCTCGGCATCAACGGTGGTTCGATCCTCGGAATCCCGGTCGTCACCGGTGGAAACGTCGGTTCGCAGATCGTGTTCGTTCACGCTCCGTCGATTCTGATGGCGGACGAAGGTGGGGTCGAGGTCGATGTCTCTCGCGAGGCGTCGGTCGAGCTTCAGGACACACCGACCGAGCCGTCGGACGCTTCAACGGTTCTCACCTCGCTCTGGCAGGCCAACCTCGTCGGTATCCGCGTCGAGCGGTTCATCACATGGGGCAAGGCTCGCAGCACCGCAGTCGATCGCATCACCTCGGCCGCGTACGTCCCGTAACACCCGTCTTAGGCGGTGGGGGTCACGGCCTCCACCGCGCTTTCGGTTCTCACTTTTAGCAGGAGTTTGACAATGGCAAAGAAGAAGGCAGCAGCGAAGACTCCCGACGCGCCGAAGGCACCCGCCGCACCGGACGAGAAGGAAGTCGAGTCAAAGAAGCTCGAGTCGCCAATCTCCACCACGGGCGCAGTTCCGACGTACCGCCTCGACATGGGAGAAGCACTCCCGTGACGATGTTCAAGCAGATGTCCCAGAGGCTTGGGCGACCGCTTGCCGGCGCGTATCTGACGAACACCGGGGTTCTCTACCCGGCCGGACTCGCGATCCACTCAACACCCGAGCAGTTCAAGACGACCAACCGGTTCGTCGGCCGGCTGAACGGTGAGACGTTCGGCAAGGCGGCCACAACCGGCCTGACCTTCACGGCAGCGCACGTCGTCACGGCTTCCAAGTTCGCCATCATCCTCGTTCAGGTCACGCCTACGGGCACGGTCTCAACGAAGGTGCCGCTCTCAACGCAGGCGTACAACACGGCCGCGCTCGCACTCGCCGCGCTTCCGGCGGCAGACGCGGGCAATGTTCCGGTGGGCTACATCGCCATCGCAGCCAAGGCCGCAACCTGGACAGCAAACACGGATGATCTGACGAACGGAAGCGATCTCACGACCGCCTCGTTCAACGATTACCCGGCGATGTACTTCACGGCGTAAAGGCGTGAATCTGTTGGGCCTTGAAGTTAGAAACGTACCTGCAATCACTCGGCTGAACATTCGGTCAGAGCGGTTGCAGGTTCGTCGCGCGCTTACACCAGTCCGAGACAATCGAGGCGGGTGGAGCCCGTGGATACGTGAGCCGTTTACCGGCGCATGGCAGCGGAACATTGAGTGGACTACCGATTCGGTTCTCGCTCATCCCACTGTCTACGCCTGCATCACGCGCATCGCGCAAGACTTGGGAAAGCTCAGGCAGAAACTCGTTGAGCTCGATGAAGAGGATGGAATCTGGACAGAGATTTCGGCGGCAGCGTTCTCCCCGCGACTCGCTCGCCCAAATCGTTTCCAGAATCACATCCAGTTCAAAGAATGGTGGGCTACGTCGAAGCTCGCGCACGGCAATACTTATACACTGAAGGAACGCGACGGCAGACAGGGCGTTGGCGCGATGTACATACTCGACCCGACCCGCGTCACCCCGCTCATCGCACCCGACGGCGCGATCTTCTACGACCTCAAGGCCGATAATCTCGCTGGCCTCCAGATGGATTCCGTTGCTGTTCCCGCGTCTGAAATCATTCACGACCGCATGAACTGCATCTTCCATCCGCTCGTGGGCGTCTCGCCTATCTGGTCTTGCGGAAGTGCGGCGAACATGGGTCTCGAAATCGCCACGAACTCTGCGACGTTCTTCGGCAACGGTTCCAATCCGTCAGGCATACTCACAAGCCCGACGCCGATCACTCCCGAGAAGTCGAAAGAACTTTCCGAAATCTGGAACTCACGCTTCGGTGGTCAGGGTTCTGGCGGCGTGGCCGTACTTGGGAACGCAATGAAGTTCGAGCCGATGAGAATGTCGGCTGTCGATTCTGAGCTCGTCGGTCAACTCGACTGGGTGTCGGCCGCGATCTGCACCGCCTTCCACGTTCCACCATTCAAGGTTGGAATTGGCGCGATGCCATCGTCGGAGAATGCCGAGCGGCTGAACCAGATCTATTACTCCGACTGCCTGCAATCGCACATCGAGCAATACGAAGCGTGCATGGACGAGATGTTTGGCTTCGAGTCCCCGGTTGGCGGAAAGACTTACGGCGTCGAGCTCGATCTTGACGGGCTACTTCGTATGGACACCGCGAGCCAGGTCACGACGCTCACGGAAGCCATTGGCGGTTCGCTCTACAGCATTGACGAGGCTCGTCAGAAGATCGACCGCAAGAAGGTTCAGGGCGGTGACAAAATCTGGATGCAGCAACAGAACTTCTCGCTCGAAGCTCTCGATCAGCGCGACCAGAACGACCCGTTTGCGAAAGCGCCAACGGCGCCCGCTGTCGCCGCAGCAGACGCAACGCCAGCACTCCCTGCGCCAGAAACGCAAAAACTGCTTCCTGAAAAGTCCTCAGCGCGCGCGATCGCCGCAATTCTGAGCATCGGCGCCTCAACTCTTGAAATGCAGGCGGCATAAATGGACGACCACGTAGCCGAAGCGGTGACGAAGTTCATCGCCGCAGTAGAAAGCCGTATCGCAAAACAGGACGCGAGAATCGAAACGCAGTTGACGGAGATCCGTTCGCTTCGCGCAGAGCTCGAGACACGCGCAGCGCCAGTCATTCAGCCACCGGAGCCGATCGACGTCGAGGCAATCGCAACCCGCGCTGCCGCTCTCGTGCCCGTTCCCGTCGCGAAAGACGGCGAGCCGGGGAAAGATGCAGTAGTCGATTACGTCAAGATCGTTGAGGACACTCGCGCGATTCTCGGGCCGATGGTCACGGCTGAAGTAGCGAAGATCCCCGCGCCGATTGTCGATACCGACGCTTTAGCACGAAGCGCCGCCGCTCTCATCCCGCAGCCGAAAGACGGCGAAGACGGAATCGCGACACGCGAAGAGCTTGAGGCGCTTGTGCGCTCCGAAGTAGGAGCGGTTCAGGTTCGCAACCTCGCCGATTCATGGCAGGGCGTATGGAAGCCCGCAACGACCTACGCACGTGGCTCTGTCGTCCAGTGGGACGGTTCCCCGTGGCTCGTACTCAAGGACACCGCGAATAAGCCCGGCGAATCCCCTGACTTCACGTTGTTCGCAAAGAAAGGTCGGGACGCCCGCAGATGATTTCCGACGCTGATCTCGTTCTCTGGACTCGAGCGGACGACGCCGACCTTCCAACCCTGAGACGGTTGGAGAAGGCAGCTATCGCCTACATCCAAGGCCGCACCGGACGGTATTACGGCACCACGGCAGAAATCGTGGAGCCGCTTACATGGACGGGCTGGCCGATGGCTCTCGCCAACTCACCAGTAGACGATACCGTCACGCTAGAATCGTGGTCGAACGGTGCGTGGACGGCTGTAGATGCGTCGAGTTATTCCCTGCTTAACGGCTTCATCTTCTGGGAAAACTCAGTCTCGTCACTGTCTCGGCCTACCCGTTACCGCGCGACGTACAACGCTGGTTACGAAGTAGACGGAGACGACGAAAACGTCTGGCCTGCACCAGACGACATACAGCAGGCGGTTCTCTTGCTCGTCGGCCACTGGAACGAGAACCGTGAAGCCGTGGGCACGATCACGCAGCAAGTCCAGCTAAGCGTCGATGCCCTGCTCGACTCCCATGTTCGGGCGACGGTGTAATGCAAAACCAACTCCGCATTGGGAACCTCAGGCACCGGGTAACGATTCAGTCGCTTGGAACGCGGGTCGACGATGGCGCGGGCGGTGGGTCTATCCCGTTCGCCGACGTTGCAACGGTGTGGGCTGAAGTACACCCGCTGACCGGACGCGAACAGTTCCTTGCCGGCGCATTCAATCCCGCGCTCACGCACCGCGTCACGATCCGTTATCGGCCGGGAATCAAACCGTCCGACCGGATCGTCTACGGCACCCGCGTACTCGACATAAAGAGCGTTGCAGATGTTGAGGAGCGTCACCGCCAACTCGAGATGCTTTGTGAGGAATTGGTGACGTGGTGACGACGAAAACTATCTGGGTATCCAGACTGCCGGAGTTTGCCAGAACTCTCGATCGCTCCGAGAAGGAAATCTTCGACGGGATTGTCGATCTCGCCTACGAGTCCGTAGTCAACGGTTCCCTCATCACAGGTTCACCGGGCCAGCCATCCGACTTGCGCGATGCCGATCCGGCAACGGGCAAGGACTGGGTGAAAGAATACGACGGCGATTTCTCGGCCGTTATTGGGAACGCTGACAAGTCCGCGCTCTCGGTCGAGGATGGATTCAGCCATAAGCACGGCAAGCCTCTGACGAAGCTCCACTCGGACGTTGGAGGTTTTCAGAGCGTAGCACTTACGGTGAACGGGTACGACAAGATCGCGATGGAAGTCGCGCAAAAGTACGTGGGTAAGCAGTAATGCTGGACCACATCGCAGCGCAGGAGGCGTTGAGGACTCTCGCGGAAACCCTCGTCGTCGCAAGAACGGGAACGATGAGTCTCGGCGCGTCTACGTCGGGGTATACGCGCGCGTCGGGTTCGTTCGTGACGGACGGATTCGCCGCAGGAATGGAGATAACACCAGTCGGATTCCCGACGAACGCGCCCGTCATAGTTAAGAGCGTTGCGCCGCTCCTGCTCTCGACCGTGACACCACTCGCTGCAGTGAGTGCGGCGGGTTCTCGCTCGATCATCGACACCATCCCGGCCGACCGCGAATGGGAGAACACGCAGAACCCCGGCACGACGACAGTTGCAACTCGCCCGAAGATTTCGGATCAGTGGGTGCCCGCAACGTCGAGCTCCACCGGCGCACCTTCACGCATCTCCACCGTTACCGATACCGGCCTCTACGTGCTCACGTGGTTCGGACTCGGCAACAAAGGCAAGCTCGCACTTCGGAGCGAAATCCAGGCGTTGAAAGAACTCTATCCGCCGGGCCTGAAGATCCCGGTGGGTGATGCCGACCTACGCATCACCGGCAATCCCGGCCCGTTGGCCGGTCAACTCATTCCGCTCGACAACGGATACACCGCCGTAACGCTTCGCATCCCGTGGCGGGCGGTGAGCGCAAACGTGATTCCCGCATGACCCGCAACCCCTCAGAGGAAATGAACAATGGCTAGCTCATACACAACAGACATGCCGACCGATCTGGTTGAGGATAGCGCCGTCCTGCGGTGCGATCTCGTCACACCTGGAACCTTGGTTGCCGTTGGCGGCACCCGCGGTGGCTTGAAGTTCAACCCCGGCATCGAGATTCGCGCCGTCCCGTTCGACGGGAAGAAAAGCTCGAGAGTCGTTGGACTCGACAGAATCGTGAATCGTCAGCCGACGATCACGGGAACGCTTCTGCTCATCAACGAACAGACGCTTCGGATGTTCGAGCCTGGCGGTTCCGGTTCCACGCTGACGGTCACGCCGAAAGCAGCCGGCGCAATGTTCGCGGTCGGCGATTACAAGAAGTTCGATGTTACGTGGGATCGAAGCGGCGGCGGAACGGTCGTCGTGACCTTCCCTTACGGACTCGTGACGCAGTACGAAATCGGCTCGCAGGATCAGAACGAAGGCGAAGTCCCGATCACGATCGAAGCCTGTCAGCGGTTGGATGACGGAAGCTCCACGACCGGAGAAGTTCCGTACACGATCGTCATCACCGACCCGTCGTAATCATGGCGGAAAACGAAGCGACCCTCGCCGACTTGGTTGAGGGTCAACTGACGGTAGTACTCCGCGGTAAGACTTATCCTGTCGCTCCAATCGACGGCTTCGGCTACCAGCTGCTCGCGCAGATGGACGAGGCGACCTCATTGGCCACGCTGTACCGGATCGCGGCCAAGTGTCTCAAAGGCTCGATGACGAAGGACGAGGTAATCGGGACTGAGGACGTGAACGGACTCTCGGCCGCTGAAGTCGGGTATGTCATTCGGACGGCAAGGTCACAGGTAACGCAGGTCGAAGCGACACTCCCAAACGATGGCGGGCCAGCCGAAAGCCCGAAAACGGAGCCAGTCGATTCAGCCTCGCAGGAATCACCCCCAGCGATCCAGTTGGCTTCGTGATCGCGGCCGTTGCGCGTGCGTCGAAGCGTTCAGTTGCAGAGGTAGGCGCGGATTCTTACGCGCTGACGCTGTGGGCGCATTTGCACGCGCAGGACTCGGAACATCTCGACGCACTCGTAGACGAAAAGAACCGCCTCGAAATGGCGGACTTGACCGCTCTCGCACACTGGGAGCCGAAACGTATTGCTGGCGAGCGGTTGCGCTGGAAGGCGAAAATCGGCGGACTGGAATCACGCGAGGACGTAGCGAAGCGAGCGCATGAACTACTCGAGCGCAGCGCGAGACAGCGCGGAGAGTTGCCGAGTTGAATCTTTTCGAGCTCGGACTTCTCCTTAAGACGACGGGCGACAAGGAAGCCAAGGCCGCCCTTCAGTCGGTAGACCAAGCCGGAAAATCTACGGCCGCGAATCTGTCGCGTACCGAAGGGGCTATGTCGTCCCTCGGGAACGCGACGACGGGCACAACCTCAAATCTGTCTGGCCTCGGCCGTCAGATGGTGCAGAACGCCACGCAGGCGGCGGGATTCGGCTCCCAGGTAGGACAGGTGGCCGGAAGTCTGTCGGAGTTGGGGCCGATCGCCCTCGGTGTCGGCGCTGCGATTCTCGGCCTGTACGAGATGCACAAGCAGTTGAATCGGAGCACGGAGGAAACGATTGCAAAAGAGGACGCGCTTACCGCGTCACTCGCGAAACAGCGTGAAGCATTTCTCGCAACGACGGTAGCAGGCGCGCGCCTCGCACTGCAGGAAGCGCAACGGTCAAACGCACGAACACCGACGAGCGGCGGGTTCTTCTCGAATCTCAAGGTTGGCGCGTTCTCGCTTCTCGGCGGCGCAAACCTTGGCGCGGCAGAAGCGGGAGAAGAGTCGATCGTCCTCAGCAACAGACGGAAGATCGCCGACGATGGATTGCGTCAGGCGGAAATCGCACTCGCCGAAGCAATCGCTGCAGAGAACACGGGGATGATGAAGGCGGACGCCACCAACATCGGCGCGCTCGCGACCCTTGTTAAGCTCGGCGTAGCGACAGGAGAGCAGAGACGCCAGGCGCTTGCGATGCTCGATGGACTCAGGCAATCACTCAACGCGCTGCCGATTTCTGATACAGTCGGCCGCGCAGGACTCGCGGGACAGATCAAGGAATTGAATGACGCGCTTTTCCCGAAACTCCACGAGCATGTAAAGAAGCTTGGCCGCGAATTGTCGGCGCTCGCAACCGCCCCAAAAATCTCGATCACGCCGTCGGGCGACCCAAACATGGCGACCGCGCAGAACGGAGGAATTCCAGCCGCGAGTTCAGTGTTCGGCCCGATGGCAAAAGTCCCGGCAAACATCATCAAAGACATTGGCGATGGAATCAACGAGACGGGGGAGTACTCCAACGAAAGGCTCATCGAGTGGGGCAAGACGATGAGCGCTGCGGCGGATCAGATCGCAATGACAATCGGCGACTCGATCTACAACGCATTCGATGCAGCGTTTTCGGGAGAGGGCATCGGCGGAATCTTCGCAGCGTTCGGGAAAACGATTCTCGCGGGTCTCGGCTCGGTGTTCAAGATGGTTGGCGAGCAGGTAATCGCTGGAAGCGCTCTGATGGTCGCGATAAAGAAAGCGATGGAGACATGGAACCCCGTTGCCTCTCTCGCCGCCGGCATCGCCCTCGTTGCAATCGGCGGCGCAATGGGTGGTCTGGCTGGACACGCAGCGCAACGCGGGTTCGCTGGAGATTACGGCGGCCCCAGCCACTTCTCGAACGCCAGTGACGTAACCCGCCTGAAGTTCATCGACCGACTCGGGAATCCCGTCGATGATCTCACGCCCGCACGTCCGGTCTACATCGAAGTACTCGGAGAGAAATCAGCCAAGGCGCAACGAATCGTCGGCAATCTCGTGACAGGCAATTCCCGGAGACGGACGTGAGCTATTCCGTCTCTTCGATCTCATTCACTGATGCGAGCGGCCCCGTCCTGTTCTCGAACACGAAGGGCGTTCCCGGTAGTTGGTTCCGCAACTGGACTCCGGCGCCTAAGCCTGTCGGGCCTGAAGCCGAAGGACTCGGAACCGGAAGAATCTTTCGCTACAACTTCCGCACCGATTCTATCGTCACGTTTGACATAGAGGCAATCCCGGCCACGGAACTCGACAAGGCCAATCGTTTGATGTTGCACCTCATAAACGGTGGCAAGGTCGCGCTTGCGGCTGCAGATCATGCGCTCGGCTCGACATACGCAGCGTGTACGATGGTCAAGGGATCGTGGCCGACGCTTCAACTCTCGGACAGTGAGAACCTTGAATACACGATGTCATTCGTCCTCCGCGCGGACGTTGCGGAGCCGACTGATCCGTTCTTCGATATAGCGGGCGCCGTGCCCGGCATGGTGCTGTGGCTCAAACCGGAAACGCTGATAACGCTAGAGACTGAATCGACCATCGGTACATGGCCGGATTCGAGCGGACTCGGCAACCACGCCACGCAGACGAACTCGAACAAGCCAGTCTATCGCACCGGGCAGATGAACGGAGTAGGGTCTGTCCACTTTCAAGGCGGCTCGTGCCTCCAGGTGCCACCGTCGATGTGGACGGGCAAGACTGCAGGAGAGCGATTCGTCGTACAGCGCACCGACCTCGATCCGGCATCTTCGGACGCGACTGGCGGGCACATGTTCTTAGGCAACGACGTAAGCCATGAAGCCTATATGCCCGCGTCTGACGGGCTCATCTATGACAACTTCGGCACGACCTTACGAAAGATCGTCGGGAACGTAACTCCGGTCCTGACGGCCCCGCACATTTATCGAACGGTATCAACGTCGAGCGAGTGGACCGCCACGATTGACGGGACCGACGTTTATACGACCGCAACCAATACGGTCGGATTCAGCACGGTTCATCAGAGAATCGGCGGCGGCTACCCCGGATCGCCGATCCCCGATCAGAAATACGTCGGCTACTTCTCCGAAATAATGTGCTGGGGCAGAAAGCTCTCCGACGCGGAGCGCGATGACATCGTCACGGCGTATCTCGCGGCGAAGTACACGATCACGGTTGTATGACCGAGACGACGCTTTTCTATCGGTTGCGTATTCGCAATCGGGCAGATGACGCGGACCTGCTCGTACTTTCGTCAGTTCCCACAGACGACAATCCGTATCTCACCGAGTTTCCGTCAGGCGATGGACAGTCGATCGACGCCATCACCGGAGCCGGAACGAGCGGCGATTACACGTTCAAGGTCGCAGACGCGGAAGATGACGACGGGAATCGGATCGTCACCTCAGTTCTGGCCGACGTGTACGCAAGACAGCAGCTGCTCTCCCTTCGCGCATTCGGCGAGATCTCAGAGGACGGTGAGACGTGGGATACCATCATCCCCGGGTACGTGCTTGCCGTGCGCCTCGTTACGGCAATTGAATACGAAATCGCAATCGGTGCGACACGACGGCGCGAGGTGTCGAAAGAGATTTTCCGCGAAGCTACCACGCGATTCGGGAACGTTACATGTGTCATCGGTGGCCCAGCCTTGGAGGATTTTGCCGGGCTACTCACGGATAACGGCGGATGGAAGTTCACCGTTGCTGGTGCGCTCTCATCCCCCGGCTATCATCTCACGCTCGCGAGCTCGGGCGGATTCGATCCTCGGAAAGACCCGTCCACGCATTTCAGTAGCACCTCAACTGCCATTCGTGATTACACGAACAATTGGGCGCGCGGCTACTTCATCCCTGCGACCACTTGGCATGCCGATGATGTACAGGGAAACTTCCCCGGACTGATCGCAAGGGTGCGTCCGGTAGGTGGAACGTCGGTCGATGACGTGTTTCTCGTTCCGCTCTCGGTTCCGGTCGCACCACTGGGCGACCGTCCGTGGTTCGCAGATCCGCGCATCGACAACCTCATCACGTCGGGTACGAGCTCGCTCTATCTCCCGGCTGACGACATTAACGGAGACCCGTTCTCTCCGTCCGTCTCGGATCAGTTCTACGTCTGGGTTTACGCTACTCAGATAAGCGAAGCGAACCCGCTCCACTACTACGGGCACCCGGTTGATCTGTGGGAGCAATTACGCCTCGAGGCCGGATACCAGCCAGCAATCGACTACGACGACTCAAACCTTGCGGACCTAAAAGATGCGGTAAACGCGCAGTGCGGCGGTGACGTGCGGTTGATGCTTCGGATAACGAAGTCTTACAAGCTCGTGGACTTCGACCAGCAAGTTATCTATGGCCCGTTCAGGTTGAGCACGCGAGTAATCGGTGGGCTTCGTCAGTTGTTCTCTATCCGCATCAAGGGCACCCCAACGCCCGCAGGAATAGTTAACCTCGATGATCTGCGCGGTTGGGATGGGAACATCTTCGACCTGGAAGAAAGCACCATCGTCACCGCGGTAACTCTAAAGCAGCAACGCCTCATACCGTGGACGACCGACGAAGCGAAGCAGCCCGAAACCGATTCTGTCGTCGTCCGTGACTGGCCATTCAACACGATTGAAAACTCAGACGATGACATGCCAGTCGGCCTCGATGCGTCGGGCCACGAAGCGGCAATCGGCGACGTGCCGGGCACCATCATGGTGCATGACGCCGACCCGGCTCTAATAGTTCCACTTCCCTTCCAGCAGTATCTGGCATCGCTCGCAAACGAAATCTTCGACCTATTCGGACGCGGCGCGGCTGAAGCGGATTTGTATTGCCTGCAAGGCGTAGACGCGCAGGTCGGCGACCAGCGGTTGCTAGACCAGCCCCACCGCCCGAACGCAATCACAACGCAGACCCCTACGTCACAACGCGGCGGGCAGCGTCGCATCCTGGTGCTTCACCGGACAGAGGAACCGGAAGGCCCGGTGCTCCGCGTCATGGATGCCGTGCTGCAAGACGACGAGGAGGTTGGCGTTGGAGGTGGATCAGAGGATGAGACAGATCCTACCGGCATAACACCGACCGACCCGATCGCGTTCGCTGGCGTGAGTCTAGGTGTCGGAACCGCGGCAGCCAATTGGGCGGACTCATATCCTCAGTTCTCAGTATTGACTCAGTGGGAAGGCCACCCGCCAAGTGACTCGACGTTCAACGAGTTCTACGACGGCGAACATTCTCTAGTCCCCAACACGTTCTCAGATAGGCAGACCGGAATCGGGACGGGCTGGACGGTGCGGATGCGCTATCGCCTGACGAACGGAATCGCCAACTCAAACTTCTCCGGCTGGTCGAACGAAGTCGATGTAGACGGCGCGGCCCCGGCGACCCCGGTAGATGTGCCTGACGCTCTCGTTGCGACGAGCACGGTAACGGATACCGCCCACGGTGCGTGGACGAATCCCGACGATACGACGGACAGAATCCGAATCCGATGGCAGGCATCGGTTGAGCCGTCGAGTCCGACCGTGTTCGCGAATGTCGCGGGTGGAAATCGTTTGCTGGCCGCGAATACGACGAGCGACGACCAACCAACGGGCGCGGGCACGTTTGCGAGGTTCACAGTGGAGTACGTGAACTCGGCAGGGGTATCAGGTCCGCGAAGCGATTACTCGAGCGTGGTAGCAATCACGCCATGATAACACTTACCGGAGCAAGCTCCATGACGCCAGCCGAATCGACGCCGCGGGGTTCTTGTGCCGTCAATTGACGTGCGCGCATGGATAGTCGCCCCGGTTGCGCTAATCGCGTCCGCGCCTCCCAGCGTGAAGGACTTCCTTCTCGAGACCGCAGCGGTGACAACCGCCTCGACGGTGATAATCTCTTTTCTCGGCTACCTGTTCTTGCCTCGCGTTCAGAAGTTCATCTGGAAGACGATAGAGAACGACCCAGCCAAGTACGACGAACTTCGGATCAAGAGCTTCACCCGCCAGACGGCGGCGGGCAAAGAGGTTGTCCGCCTGATGCTTGTCGAGGAGTTGAAAGAATTGGAGGCATTGGCTGTGACGGTCGATGAGCATCACGACCGCTTGAAGTTTCTCGACACGGCCGTGATCGAGCACGGCCGTGCAATCCAGCAGCTGCCCCTAATCGCCTCGGCTATGGAATCGAGCGCGGCATCCGTCAAAGAAATAGCGCGGACCATGCGCCAGATACACGAAGAAGTAACGGACCACGGCAAGCGTCTCGAACGATGGGACGGGTACTTCGAGGGTCAGCGCGACGGCGAGCGTGAAGGTGAGCGCAGGCATCGCGCCCGTAGATCAACCGACAT